TGCTCGTGAACGTGGTGCATCCTCTAAAAAGACGCTTCTTGATCACGTTTGCCGAGACGGGAATTATACGCCAGGGCTGCGAGGCGGCGCGGGTTTCAAGGTCGGCGGTCACACTATGGAAGCAGAAGGATGAGCAGTTTGCCCTCTTGTTTTTCGACGCCCAAGAGGACGCTTACGATCAGCTTGAGGCCCACGCCTGGCGGCGCGCGATGGACATCAAGAAGCCATCGGACATCTTGACCATCTTCCTGTTGAAAGCGGCCCGCCCGACCAAGTTCCGAGACAACATCAGCATCAGCGGCCACGACGGCGGCCCCTTGTTTCGGATGGTTGCGGGTGTTTCACCTCAGCGTGTGTGCGGGGTTGAGCCGCCACCGAAGCCATCGAAGCCGAAAGCCAAAGCGTTGCTCGAAGGCGACGCGGTGAAACCGGCCGAAGCCGTCAAGAGTTAGGTCCCTGTACGGGGTTTCTGGGGGGTCTTGGGGGAAGTCAGAACCGGCGTTATTGGGCCAATAAACGTGGGCCCGATAATGGTTGTTACGTTGCATTCGTGTTCGATTCTGATACACGGATGAGCGATTGCGGACGCGCCAGGGCGGGTTATCGCCCTCTGTTGCACGGGTTATAGGACGCGGATATGTGGTTGTGCTTGAATCGGTGATTTTGTGACAAACCGACACGATACGACGCGAATCACTCAAAATCTACGCAAACCACGCCGGGAGCTTTGTACTGTTTCCGGGCGCCAAAACTGGGATCGCTTACCCCTGTTTTTGATAGCGCCAGTGCGGTTTTTAGGGGTTCCCCAACACGACATTCGCAACTTGGAGGTCGGAACCGCATATTCGCAACTCGGACGCCGAAACTCGTATTTGCGATCCACGAGGGCAAAACGTGTAATCCGCAACCTGAGCCCCGAAACCTGCTTTTGCGATTCCGGCAGGCTCAACTCGACATTTGAGAATCGAGCCCCCGGATCCGACATTTGGGATCCAGCCAGCCAAACCCAACATTTGGAATCTGGCTCCTCGAATCTGACATTTCAAGTGTCACGACCTGGCACTCGTTTTTGCGATTCCGCCTCCCGAAATCCGCATTTGCGAATCGCGCGGCCAAAAATGAAAAAGTGGAAGTCGGGCGGGCAAAACCGTAAAAGCGGGTGTCAGCCTATGGCACTTGCTTTTGGTGAATCGGCGGTCAAAACGTGTAATGTGAGAACCGAGGGGCCGAAAGTACAAAAGAGTGTTGCCCCTTTCGGAATCGCAAAACCGCCACACGGGATCGGCCTTGGCGCTATCAATAATGCGGTTTTTTGGCGCACCGAAACCGAACACCTGAGATTAGTGCGCAATGGCGTTCGATATGCCGGAAACCGCTCGATTAGTACTAGAATCGCAGCGTTTGTGGGTTATCCGCTTAGGGGTTCATAACAACAATGCAGGCATACGAACCATTCGGGGGCTGTAAGAAGGTGCTGCTGGATCAATCCGCAGAAGTTCTGATCTCTGGACCATCTGGAACAGGCAAGAGTATGGCCTGCCTCTTCAAGCTTGCTATGGTTGCGGACGGTTGCCCTGCCTCTCGGTCGCTTATCGTCCGTAAGACACGGGCATCCTGCACCGAATCGGTACTCGTCACCTTTGAGAACCAGGTTATACCGCCCGGCTACTCGGCTACGGACGGTGCTAACCGCGAGAACCGCCATATCTACTGTTTCCCTAACCGATCTGAGATCGTCGTCGGCGGGATGGACAACCCCGACCGCATCATGTCGACCGAATACGACATCATCTACGTAGCTGAGGCAACAGAACTCACAGAAGAGGACTGGGAGAAGCTCTCGACGCGGCTCGGAAGGCACCAGAGGGTGTCCTATCAGCAGATGCTTGGCGATTGCAATCCATCTGCCCCTGCCCATTGGCTCAAGCTTCGGTGTGATCGCAAGGATTGCAAGATGGTGGAGAGTCGCCACGAAGACAACCCTCTGCTTTACGACCGCAACACAAAAGCTTGGACCTCGGTAGGGGCATCGTACCTTGCTCGTCTCGACAATCTGACCGGTGTTCGCAAGGAGCGGTTGAGGTACGGTCGTTGGGTGGCCGCGGAGGGGGTCGTATATGACGACTGGGACGTTCGGCGGCACTTGGTGGACCGATTCCACGTCCCTGATAGCTGGCGTCGAATCAGGGCCATCGACTACGGGTACCAGAATCCGTTTGTATGCCTGTGGATTGCCATTGACGGTGACGGTCGCATGTACGTATATCGCTACATCTACCACACGAAGCGGCTTGTCGAGGACCATGCCCGACAGATACGCGAGTATACCCGGCGCGAGGCCATCGAGGCGACTGTCGCGGATCACGATGCCGAGGATAACGCGACGATGCGGCGCCACGGGGTAACCACCCGTTTGGCCCACAAGCAGATTCGGCTCGGCCTCGATGCTGTAGCGGCTCGGTTGCGCGACGGGCCGGACGGCAAGCCTCGGCTCTTGTCCTACGCGACTCTTTGGTCGAGACTGATGCCGATCTCATCGAGTCTGGCCGGCCTTGGACGCTTGAGCAGGAGTTCGACGTGTACACATGGCCGAAGTCGTCGACGGGTCGGGCCGTGCGTGAGGTGCCGGTCGACACTGACAATCACGCGATGGACGCTTTGCGTTACGGGGTTAGGTATATTGACGGTGTTGTACAGATAGGTCAGCGTGAGGACCGGTTAGCGGCGTTGCACCTGCCAAGCCGGCGGGCTTTATTGAGAGCTGTGTAGAATGAGCAAGACTAGCGGCCTGGCAATCCAACGGCGCGAGCCGCTTGTAATGTCGAGTGGCCGACTGGTTGACTACTCATACCGACTTGACGGCAGCCCGGACTATCTGAGTGATGCGCCTACGCCCGATGCGTTTGCCCGCATTATTCAAAGTGCCGACGACGGCGAGATCGGCGACCTCATGCGCCTCAACGAAGAGATAGAAGCGAAGGATGCGCACTTGCAAGGTGTGGTTGAGACGCGGCGTGGGGCCTTGACTGCTTTGGACTGGTCTATCGAACCTGCCGAGAGTGCCAAGAAGCAGAAATACGCGGATGAGGCTGCGGTATTTGTGCAGGACGAGCTTGAGGCTCTTTGTACGTTGCCTGACACGTTAGAGCACTTGGCGACGGCTATAGGGCCTGGCCTTGCGGTTACCGAGCTCATCTGGGCGAAGGGCCGCTTACTTGAAACGAACGATGTACCAGGCTATCGGCTACGGTCTGATCCACTTCTCGGCAACGAGATTCGGATTGAGACTGAGGATGACTGTCAGGGTATCCCGACGCCACCCGGCAAGTTCATCGTTTTTGCTCCGAGGTCGCGGGCCGGGTCACCTATTGCCGTTACGATGACACGGGCATGCGCCTGGCTCTATATCTTGAAACACTACGCGCGTGCCGACTGGTCATCGTTCTCCGAGTTGTTCGGTATGCCGTTTCGGGTAGCGATGTGCGGCGACAACGTACCTGATGATGCCCAGACGAAGATTGGTCGGATGTTACGCGACATGAGTGCGGACGGCTGGGCGGTGTTGCCCCATTCGGAGGATGTGACTCTCGACTGGAAGGAAGCTGCGAAGAGTGATGGACCTTATGGTGCTCTGATCGAGTGGGTAGAAAAGAAGCAATCGATACTTTACCTCGGCCAGACGGGCACGACGGACATTGGCGACCGGGGTTCATTTGCCGCAATCAAGGTACACGATAACGTCCGGGCCGACTTGCTCATGTCGGATATCAAGACCGAGGCTCGGATGATCCGGCAAGCTCTGATCCGTCCGATGTGTCTGCTGAAGTGGCCCAGGCGTGAGATACCGTTGCCTCACTTTGTGCGTGAGGTCCACGAGGTCAAGAACTTGGACGCCGAGCGACTATCGCTGGAGCAGTTACGGGCGGCCAAGGAGTTCGGCTTACCTGTAGATGAGGACGAACAGTATCGGATGTTGAACATTCCGAAGCCGAAGCCCGTGGAGGTCGTGTCCGACGACGAGCCTATTATCGAGGAGGTTGTAACCGATGCAGTGTGATCTTGGTTTCGTCGCGTTAGTCGAGGTGTCTGAGCTTACTGAGATTGTGGTATTGACTGCCGGCAAGGTTGAATTTTCGCACGGCGGTCCTTTACAGGTAACCAATAAAGCTGCCGAAAAGATCATCGCGGCCTTCAAGGCTCAGGGCGTCCAGTTGCCAATTGATTACGAGCACTCGACGGTAGTGAAAGGTGAGAAGGGGGAAAAGGCCCCGGCGGCCGGATGGATAACTGCAATGCGGTGGGAGCCTGATCGTGGGTTAATCGCTTCGGTTGAATGGACCACTGAGGCGCGAAGCTATATCGAAACGACGGAGTACAAGTATCTATCGCCTGTTCTCTTGATTAACGTAGACACGCGGGAGCCGTATAAATTACACAGTATGGCATTGACTAACAAACCCGCGACAAAACACCAGAAGGAATTGTTGGCCGCTTCGGCCAGACTTTTAGAGGAGACTTTGCCTATGGCAACCAAGACTGTGGAAGCGTCCAACAAGGACGTGAAAAAGAAGGGTGTACTGATTGGGCAAGACGAAGTTGAGGTTGAAGGGGCCCCGGCTCAGGATGGACTTGCAATGCTAATCGGCGAGTTGGCTGGCTGGCTGAAAGCTGACGGCGTAAGTATCGAACCGGGCGCTTCGCTTGAAGCGATCGTGCAGGCCGCGATTGACGATCGCAAGAAGGGCGCCGGCGAGGGTGGCGAAGGCGAGGGGACGGCCGAGGAGGTTGCAGCGCGCGATAGCGTATTGAAGATGCTTGGTGCAAAGGACGGCAACGAGGCCATCCTAAAGCTCAAGGCTGATTTCGTGCCGCGCAAGGACCACAAGCTCTTGAGCGATCGGCTCGCCGAGCTTGAGAGTCGTGACACTGCCCGCGAGGTTGAGACTGTTAT